AGGGCGCCCACTGGGCCGGATGTAGGTCACGGTTTTCACTTCTTCTTTGCTCATTGCTTCACTCCGTCACGTTAAAAAAAAAGCGGGCCAGGTTGCGCCGGACCCGCTTCTACCTATGGACCCCCTACTTAGGTGCCGAAACCTTGGCCGGCAAAGAAGGGGTTGAGTGTGCCGAACGCGGGCAGCAAGTCGAAACGCACGTTCTGCGAGTTCGCATCACCGTCTGCGTAGCGCGATACGCGAATCGAGAATCCATCCTCGGTGATCGCGACCGTGTCAGTGCTGTACAGCTTGGGCAGTTTCACCGTCGCCAGCGCGAACGCTTGCGGGTGGTAGAACAGCGCAGGTTGCACAACCGCAGCGGAGGCGCCCAGCACCGTTACAACATCTGAGGTTGTCAGAGCGCTGGAAACCGTGTTGTACGCACCGGGCGCCGCTTCGTAGATCGCTGCGCCAGTCACAGTCACGTTACCTTCACCGCTTGCACCCAGCGTCACAGCCTCGGTAACAGTGGCGCGGAATTTCACTTGCGCACCAGCAGCATCGAAGATGACTTGTCGCGAGCCTTGGGAGATCAGGTAACGCCCCGTTACCTCGATGATGTCACCGGGCACCAGGGTTGCGCCGTTGCTGAATCCAGTCACCGCCCACACTTGGGTCATGGTGTCTTTCGCAGCGACGTAGGTCGCGGTCGGTGCGCCAGTCAGGGCGCCGACGCGATCAGCAGAGGTGCCGTTAGTGCGTGAGGGCAGGCAGTTGGACATGGACACACGCATGCCAGCAAAGTTTTTGCTGATCAGTGCTTTTTCCCACGCGGTTTCCACCAGCGAACCGTTGGCAGGCGACAGACCGTTCTGCACAGAGGCCAGACCTTGCTGCACATACGGACCGACCACACTGTGCCAGTCGGCGTCTGTGGGCACGCCGATCGCATTCATCAGCGAACTCTGGTTGGCGATATCAGACCAGGCATCGATTGCGGTGCCGGGTATGCCTACGGACAGTGCAGCGTTCTGCGCCATGTAAGCTGCCATGCGCAATTCCAGATCAGTACACATCTCCCGCGCCATCGGTGCGAGGATCTTGTCGAGCTGATCCATGTAGATTGCTTCTTCCAGGTTCGACCACTCGGTCGCGCCAGTGATGTAGTTTTGCACCGTCGCGCTGGCTTTACCTGATGTGATGTCCGACTTGGTTTGGGCCGAAATATCACCGCCCGTGGTCGAAATCATTTTGTACTTATGGGGACGTTTAACGTCGATGATGTTGCCGGATGAGGGCATGAACTTGCCTTCAAAGAGCTGGGTATCGACGGTGTTGAGGATGACGCGCGATGCCTGGAAGTGTTTCATAAACACCGGCATGACTTTGCGCGACCAGTTGGAAGTCAGATTGTTGGACATGAGAAATACCCCTTACGGCTATGATTGCTAAGTTGAGTTTTTTCCCGGCGCTGTGATCGGGTTTAAACCAGCGAAGCCCGCCGAAGCGGTAAAGAATCAAAAGCCGAGCGTTCTATGCCCGTGGACCGAGGATAAACACGGAACAATCCAGCGTGTCAACACGGTAATTAGTCACAAAAAAGGCGCCCGCAGGCGCCAGTGGGGAATGGTCTCGGTTTATTCGTATCGGACGCCTTTCGGACCCTTGTTGCCCTCGGGCATGCCGGCGCCGCCGGGAGAGTCTGCCGGTGGTGGCACGACTGCCGGTGGTGCGCGCTTCGCTTTCGGCTTGACCACGGTCTCCAGGTACACCGCGGCATCCATCGGTTCCATGCGCGAAATCATGTCCAGCTCGGCGATGTTCTTCCCGAGGTAGGCAGTCATTTCCGGCCCGCGGTCATCTTTCAGGATGCGGTGCGTGATGTGATCGGGCACACCGTACTGCACGAGCACGGCGCCGGCAGTCTGCAATTCCTCGGGTGTGATGCCGAGGATCTCCGCTTTTTTGGTGTAGCTCTGCGCGGTCTCAAGGAGTTCCTGCTGCTGCTTGCGCTGGTTTTCCTGTTCCATCTGTTCGCGCTGCTGCTGGGCATAGGCCTGGTTGTTGTCATAGCGCACAGCCTGCGCGATGAGCGCGTCCCGAGCCATCACGGCTTGCGCGAATTCCTGATCGGAGCCGTAAGAGTAGCGGTCGGGCACGGGCGGGATATTGGGGCGTACCGGCGCCTCCAGTTGGGCGAGTCGCTGTTCCAGCTCGACACGTCGCTGCCGTTCCTGCTCGGCCTCGCGCTCGGCCTCGCGCTGCTTGGCAACCTTTTTGCCGATCACATCATCGAACACCGCTTGCTGCTCGGGCGTGAACTGCGGCGCTTTCGGCTTGTCCGGTTCAGCGGGTTCGCCTGGTTTTGCCAGTTTTTCGGGTTCTGGTGCTTCTTCCGGTTTTTCTTTCGGCTCGCGTGGCTCAGTGAGTTGCGGCGTCAGGTCATCCGGTGGCGGGGTCTCGTCGTAGGTTATTGCCGGTGCTTCACTCATGGTTGTACTCCAGTTGCCGGACAAACGCGGTCCGTTCGCTTGCCCTTTAAAACGGGCTTGTCATCAAGATGCCTGCATTCGTCAGCGCCCCGGCGCCAGCGGCTACAGGGGCCGGCGTATAGGGCGTGAGGGCATCGGTTACCGTCTGCCCATACTGGTAGGCAGTCTGGTCTGTGGGTTGCTGTGCGATCATCGCGCCCTGCTGGATCGCATCGGGGAAACTATTGCCCGCCATCAGTGACCCGGCAGTGCCGGCCAATCCCATGTAGCCCTGCAGGGGTTTATCGAGCGCTGGGAATGCGGTGTTGCTGGTGAAGTCGCTGACACTGTTGGCGAGGTCAATCACGCTTTGGCGTATGCCGCGCCAGTAGTCCGCTTTCTGCGCCCTGCGGTTGTCGTAGTCCTGCGTGACTGCCATCACCGCCGCTGTGCCAGCGCCGAGGGTGCCAAGCATCTCGGGCGATGCGTTGCCGCGCTCAACGATGGAGATCGGCTTATCGTCAAACATGACGTAGTTGTAAGTGCCTTCGCCGCCATCACGACTCATGCCGTCGAGGTACCGAATGCCGGGGATGCCGTTCTCGTGTAAGAATTTTGAGGTATGCGCTTGTGCGCCACGACCTATCGCAGCGGGGTCGCTTGATGTTGCTGCGATTTGCCCCGTCATCTCGTCTAGCCATTCGCCCCCGGTCATGTTGTTTACAATGGTTTCAGGTGGGGATGTGTAAATGCCTGGGCGCTGGTTCATTACCTCTAGGCGTCGTTGTTTGAATGGCTCGATCAGGTTTTTTACTTGATCGCTTTGCTCACTCAGCGGCTTATCCCAATCCAGCAGCGTGTCGGGGTTTACGTCTATGTGGGTGCGGTAGAGAGATCCGTCTAGCTGATCGCCCGCCCGCTGCGCATCCTCCATACTGCCAAATCTACCAAGATCAAAAGGGGAGCCGTTTTGTAGATGCCCTGTAACGCGCACCCCGTTCATTTCTGGCTTGTAGTTTAAGTTTTTGGGCCGTCCCATTCCTTTGTAGCTATCAGCGGTCTCTTTCGCATCAGCAAAATACAACCCATGCCCGTATACCTGCGCGCCTTCACCCGTGCCGATCTTGGAGATGTCGAACTTGTCGAAGGTGTGCGGCGAGCCGTGCCATGCTTCGATCAGCCGCTTGCCGCCCTTGGTGATAATGCCCGCCTCGGCATCCTCCGGTGCAGTTGCAGCGGCGAGGGCAGCGCCGCCCATGAGGTAGGGTGCAGCAGTTTTCAATATGTTGGGATTTGAAGGATCAAACGTCCCCTGGTTGTTAACCGATTTTATTTGCCTCGGGTCGAATGCGATGTATGAATCGCTACCTTTATCCTCATACTGATTTCTATAAACGATGCCATCGTGACCCTCAGCCATCGCTTGTGATGCTGCTGGACCCCATTCACCATTCAGACCGCCAAGGTCATTAAGCCGCTTGGGGTTTTTAATAGAGAGATAAGCCTGCGTCATATTCCCATAGTTGGCAGGGTCGAAGTCGGGATTCTGGTCTACCCATTCCATGACGGTATTGGTGCCGCTTTCCTGTGCGAACTCCTTGGATTTGTACCCCAGTCCCAGGTCTTCAGACGTTGTGCCATCAGCCGCTTCCCAGTGCCACAACCCATCATCGCCCTGATAGGTCTGCAGGTTCTCAGCTTCCCATTCTTTTTGCTTTCCGACAGCTCTGGTCAGGGCAGCATTTTCAGTGCCGAAATGCATAAACTCATTGGGGATATCTGCGGTTTCATCGAAGGTGCCGTGATGATAAACAGGCACAGGCGCGCCAGCCTGGTCGACTATCTTGCTGCCGTTAAACCACCGTGAGAAATTCGGGTTTCCCTTCAGCAGTTCCGCAATATTCTCCAGTCCTGTGACAACCGTTTTACCCTTGGACATTGGCGCCCATGCCTCCCTTTAGTCGCTCGGCGAGTGCGTGGACACCGGACTTTTTCACATCGTTCTCGATGTCGATGGCCTCGGCCTCGGCGAGCAATTTCGCAGATGCTGCGGCCTTGCCCTTGATTTCGCCCATCGCTTTCGCCCGGTCGATGTCGGCTTTGTAGCGATCGGTTTCGGCCTCGAAAGCCTTGATCTGCAGTTCGTGCGTGCGCTGCTGCGCGGTTACCGCGGCTTCCTGCTGCTTGGTCTGCGCAGTAATCAGGTCAGCCTCGGCTTTCTGCTGCTCCGCCATCGCGAGCACCATATTCGGGTCGGGTTGCTGTTGACCCTGCATCTGCTGCTGCTCTGCGCGTTCCTCGTCGGTCAGTTCATCTGGCAACAGCGCGCCGGACATAAACAACTGCCGCCGTTTCCTTTTCGCGACAATATCCATACCGGGTGCGTTGATGTTCTGCGCAATGACATCGCCACCCATCTCGATGACGGACGGGTCAACACCGCCGAGCTGCACCATTGCCGATACGGTGGCGCCCTGGCGCGTCTGAAACGATGGCCCAGCGGTACAGGTCACATCGAATTGACCCTCGGATAAGTCATTGAGCACCACGACTTTCCCCGATTGTTGGTCGATCACCTCTTGCCCGAGCGTTTCCATATCGAATGAGCCATCCTCGGCGAGAATGCGCACGACGCGACCGGGTTTGTACACCTTGGGGATTGCCCGCACCAGGATGCGCCCGGTTTGCCGCTGCGCGATCTTGCGCGCTTCGATGTATTTGTTGCTCTGGTTATCTGATCGATCGACCAGCGAATCAATCGCCACGCCCGACTGCAGGCCGGGGTTATCACCCATCGCTGCAGCGAACATGCCGGCACCCATGCCGATGCCGTTCTGCATGGTCTCAGACAGCGTGCGCAGGCCGGGGTTGATCTGTGCGCCACCCATGTACTGCGGTGGGCCTGCGGCCTCGGGGTCGGTTTCGTAAAGTTGCACCGGGTCGTTGTTGGTATTGAGTGTCTCCAGCTCGGTCTCGTGCCCAGCCGCCTGCATGCTGGTCATCCAGTACTTGGCGCGCGGTGCGAAGGCGCCTTCCTCGATCTCCCGGCTCATCGAGTAGTTGAACACCCGCTGCCAATCGAGCATTTTCTCGACCGCGCCCCAGTAAATGACCTTGTCCTCGACGTAGTCGAAGTTGGCGTAGCAGGGGATCAGCGGAATCCAGTCATCGAACACGGTTTCCTGCGCTTTCTTGCCGATCCAGCCGCTGTTGTCGAACACGCGCATGTAGACCTTGCGCACGATGCGCGTGCGGCGTTCGATCTCGGTGATGCCTGCAGCGGTCAGCTCATCCTCGATTTTGTCGAATTCCTCATCGTCCTTGTACACCTTGTCGTTGCTCATGCGCACCAGCTCAATCTCGACCGGCAGTTTGTAGTAAAACGTGCCGACCATGATCAGGTCGGTGCGGTTAGCGTACAGCGTGGTGGTGACATCGGTGGTGACCGAACTCTGCGCGCGGTCAGGGTACTTCGCCTCGAATTCCTCCTTGGTCAGGCCGGCGAGTTTCCACGCATACGGCGCATCGGAGCCATCCTGCTCGGTGTGCGGCGCGAGCCACACCCGGTCCAGCCAGTCGGGCACTTTTTTGATCAGTAGATCCTGGTCGAAGCTGTCGCCATCGACGTAGGCCTGCACCACCTCCCAGCCATCGAGACCCTTGACCGCCATCGAGCGGCCCGACTGTGAATACACCTCGGACGCGTTGCTGATCGCCTCGATGTGGCGCACCAGACCATCGTACATAATCGCCGAATCCTTCGACGCAGGCCCGCCACTGGGCAGCACCTTGATGCTGTAATCGTTCTTCGCAATCGAGGAGGTGATCTGCTCGATCATGGGGTTCGTCAGATCAAACGTGTATTGCGGGCGGTCCGCGCACGCGGTTTTCCACTTGTCCTCCCACTGCCCGTCGCGCTCGTTTATGAATGCGACTGCCTCGCGCGCTTTTTCGCGGTTGTCGTGGTCGGCTTCCTGCGCTTTCTTTAGCGCTTCAAGCACCCAGGCATGGTCTTCGTAATTGGCTTTAATTGGCATTACCTGAGTCCCTTGAAATTGAGCTTGACAGTTTTCGGTTTCACTTCGACCTGGCGCTGCAACATCATCACAACGTCAGCCATGTTGGGTGAGTCGATGTCGAGTTTGAGCATCTCGGGCTTGCTCAGGATCTGGATGCGGCCCGCGTTGTTGTACTTGCGCGGAATGCGGCAGAGTTCAGCCCGCAGCGCAGGCAGCTCGGCAATGGCTGAGGAGAACGAGATCAGCTCATCAGGGTTGAATATCTTTTCGCCGTTCATGATCACCTGGTAGGTGCGATATATGCGATCACGCAGCGTCCAGTAGTATTGCGCCCGTTTGTTGGTGAAGGTTTCCTTGTTGGTTTTGGAATCTTTTACCGCGATTTCGGTGCGCTGGTAGATTTGGTCGGGGCGGTCGGCGCCCTCGGAGCCACGGAACGCTTCGATCTCGATTTTCTTGCCGGTGAATGCGTCGGTGATCTGGCGTTTAAGGCCCATGCCCATGCCATCGGCGTCCCAAGTAAATACATCAGGCCGGCGGTCGATAGCGTATGACGTAGCCCAGTCGGTTGCCTCGTCGATGCGCCCCGCCTCAGTAGACTGAACATCAAGCACCACACTGCCGTGCATGTGCCCGACTGCCTTGGCATCTCCGGTGTCTGCTGTGTCATAGGCAACGCGCTCCTGTCCCAGCGGTTTGAATCCCAGCTTGATGTGGGCATCGACGCAGGCATCGAACCACTCGGGTCGGATAATTGCGTTCTCGACGGTGTCGCTGTAGGCGCCTTCCCAAATATGGTCATACTCGGCGCGCGGCAAATTATTGAAATCGTCCATACGCTCCA